ATGTAACAAGATCTGTAAAAATTAAAGTGGCAGACATGCCACCATTAGGAGCAGGATCAGACGAATAATGGCAATAACTAGAGCACAACAAGTTAGACAGATGTTAAAAAAAGGTAGTGAACCTATTGTACAAGGTGGTGTAGAAAACTATCTTGGTAGACAACCAGAGGTTCAAGCTCCCAGAAAATGGCAATCAGGTCCTGATAAACCACCCACAGAATTAGCATACATCACAGAAGCAGAGAAAAAATTATTATTAAAAGAGGACATACACGGATCATTAAAAGATGGACCTAACGAAGGTCCAGCAGGTATTATATCATTAGATAGTTTTGGAGATATAGGTGGTGGTCAAGCTGGATCAGAGGTAGATAGTGGAAGAGATGAAGATAGAGCTGAGAAAACAACTTTTAGTGGAGGAGCACCTGGAGAATCACCAGCGGATAGAAAAGCTAGAGAAGCAAAAGAAACAGCTAGACTTAATCAGTTAAAAGAACAGCAAGAGCAAAAAGCAAAAGAAATGCGAAAAGATGCTCGTGCAACTAGAAAAAGAATGTCTGATCTTAAAAAAGAAGATAGAAGAAAACGACAACAAAGAATTAAAGATATATTAGGTGGTAAGTTTGGAGTTAACAATCCTTTTGGTTTAAGCCCTACAGAATTAAAAGATTTACAAGTTCTTGGTTATGATCCTACACTAGGTCTTGAAGGTATTGGAAAAGAGTTAGGAGCACCAGGTGCTATTACAGGTCCAAATGAATTTACTGCAGATATACTTAGTAGAGCTTTAGAAAAAAACGATAGATTATCAGGAGTTAATTTAAAAACTTTTCAAAACAGAACTTTAGATGACATTGGAGCTCCTAGCTTACCAGGACCTCTTTTAAGTATTTTACGAGGTAGTGGTCTTATTGATAAAGGCATGAAAGTAAATAGAGAATTTTTTTCAGATAGAGATTTAAAAAACATTTTTGGAGGAGATAGAAAAAGTGTTTTAGAAGCAGGTAAACTTACTTACGATGGTTTGCCAATATCTCAATCACAATTTGAAATGTTATCTCCTGCAGAAATGGAAGAAGTTTATGGTGATTACATGAGCAGAAGATCAGCTGGTGAAATAGACGCTTACGGTAATCCTATTGTACAAAGAGATGACAGCGGACCAAGCGATCCTTGTTTAGGACCCAACCCACCTGCATATTGTTTTATAGGTAAAAAAGCAGATAACACGATGGCTGCAGCACCTCCTATTGTTCCTATGTTTAGATTCATGAACCGTGGTGGTATGGTCGAAGATGCGCCTATGGGAACAGGAATCATGGACCTTGAATCAGCAAGACAGATGATGTTCATAGGTGGTGTAGCAAAAGCAATTGGTAAAGGTTTAAAGAGTGCAACTAGAGCTGTCAAGAAAGTTGTTAAGTCACCATTCGGTAAAGCTGCATTATTAGCTGCACCATTTGTAATGAGTGGTGGGGCAAGTAGTTTTTTTGGTAAAGGTAGTTTTAATCCATTTTTAAGAAAAGTTGCTGGTGATACAGCATTTAGTGGTTTAGGAGAAGCTTTGAGTAAAATAGGTTTAGTAAATAAATCAGGGGCTTTAACTGGTGCAGGCATTGGAAGTTTATTTGGTATAGGAACTTTGTTAGCTAGTATGCAAGAACCTAAAGAAAATGAAAATTTTAATTTAGATAACTACTATGAAACAGAGGGTTTAAAAAATTTTATAGCTAGTCTTGGTCAAAGAAATAGATTCTTAGCAGAGGGTGGTAAAGCAGAGCCAGTGGCTAAAAAGACTATGCCTTTGTTAGACTTAGATGGTAAGGAGATGGACTTTAGAGCAGAAGGTGGGTTTGTGCCTATAGGACGTATGGAAAAAGCAGATGATGTCCCAGCTAGATTATCTAAAAATGAGTTTGTATTTACAGCTGATGCGGTCAGAAATGCAGGGGATGGCGATGTGGACAAAGGTGCAGAAGTTATGTATAATACCATGAAAAACCTCGAAGCCGGAGGTAAAGTATCCGAAGAAACGCAAGGCTTAGATGGCGCTAAAGAAATGTTTCAAACAGCACAAAGATTAGAAGGAGTAATGTAGTGGCAACAGAAACTACGATATCGAGACCAGCACCCTTTGTAGAAGATATAGGTAAAGATCTATCAAAACAGGTATTGGCACAAACAACAGTACCAGTCGTAACAACAGGTTTAGCTGGACTTGGAACAATGGCTCAACCAACGCAACAAGCGTTTGAGACAGCTGATCAATTTAAACAAAGACAAGGTTTATTTCAAGCTCAACAAAGAGCAGCACTAGGTTTTGAACAAAGACAACAAGCACTATCAGGACTTGCACCACAAGTTGCAGGTTTAGATCCATTACAACAACAAGCTCAACAAAGAGCTGTAGCGGGTTTAGGTTCTTTTCAACCATTCTTAACACAAGCACAACAACTATCTGGAGCAGGTGCAGGAACAGGCCCTGGTTCAGTTCAACAATTTATGTCTCCGTATCAACAACAAGTTATTGATACAAGTTTATCTGAATTTGATAGACAAGCAGCAATTAATAGACAACAGATTAGAGATAGAGCAGTGACAGCTGGTGCCTTTGGAGGTGGACGAGAGGGTGTTCAATTAGCGGAACAAGGAGCACGAACAGCTGAAGCAAGAGGTAGATTACAAGCAGGATTATTATCTGATGCTTTTAAAGATGCAGTAACAAGAAGACAACAAGCTGCAGCTGATCAATTAACATTTGCACAAACTTTACCACAATTACAAAGAGCAGATGTTTCAACATTAGGTGGCCTTGGATCATTAAATCAAGCATTAGCACAAGCTAAACTAGATGCAGATAGAGAAGCGGCAAGACAAGCTGCATTCCAACCACAAGAACAAGTAGATAGATTTGCTGATATCGTAACAGGGATCATGGGTGGTATGAGAGGCACAGGCACAACTGTATCTAATGTTCCTAACCCAACACCACTACAATCTGCATTAGGAGCTGCAGCAACAGGGTTTGGAATATATAAGGCATTAACATAATGAACAGAGTTTTAAAAAGACCAATGTTTAGAATGGGTGGTTCTACAGGAACTGGTATTACATCTGGTTTACCAAGAGCTAGTTATGATGAAGGAACAGGACCTGGAGGAGTAAAATCTACAATTGAGAGATTGCAAGAGGCTGCTGGACCTGCAAGAGAGTTTGGAATAGAAGATTTTTTAATACCGTTTGGATTAAATCTTGCATCCGCAACACCAAGAGGTAATTTACTTGCTACCGCAGCTGGCGCAGCAAAAGAACCCGCAGCTGATCTTATGGCAATGAAAAGAGCTGAAGATGATTTTCAAAGAAAATTAAGATTAG